CATTTAAGATATTAATCAGAGTTATACAAAGTGGAGAAGATACAAGCAAAGTATTAAAGGATTTAGAAATGCGAAAGTTCAACTGGTTAGCTTATCCAAAAGCATTAGAAACAGAAGACCAAACGATTGTAAATTGGGTAAAGCAGCAATTTGGAAATACTGGTGCAATTGGTAAAACTATAAAATATGTATCAAGTTATGCGAATAAAACAGATCATGTAGCTATTGTAGAACTTGCAAATGGTGGAACATATAAGTCCATTTATGGAGATTTTACAGCACAGGAATATACAGTGGCAATAGCTGGACTTATTGCGGGTATGCCGTTAAATCGTAGTGCAGATAATTACACTATGAGTGATTTAAAATCTGTTGAAGACTATGAACCTAAACTTGGTAAATTTAGTTTATACAACGATGAAGAAGTGGTTAAAGTGAATTATGGAGTTAATTCTAAAACTACATTTGACAGCACTTGGAAAAAAGATACAAGAAAAATTAAAGTAGTTGAAGGTATGTGCTTTATTGCTGATGATATAAGAGATACTTTTAAAAATTATTGGCTTGGAAACTACATAAATGATTATGACAATAAAATGAATTTCTGCTCAAATATAACTAAAGTATATTTCAAAGAGATGTCACCAAATGTGTTAAACGGGGATTATGACAATAAAGTAGAAATTGATATTGAAGCACAGAAAAAAGTAATAATTACAGATGGGCTAGAAGTAAATAGTATGACGGATTTGGAAATTTTACAATATCCGACTGGCGATGATGTTTATTTAACTGGTGATGTAAGGTTTGTAGACACTATGGCTTCACTTAGCTTAACAATGACAATGTAATGAAAAGGAGTTGATAAAATGTCGGAAAATATAAGAGGAAACAGAACAATAACAGGAGCTTATGGGGAGTTATGGCTTGATAATGAAAAAGTAGCGGAGTTAAAATCTGTAGAGGCTAAAATTACAGCGGAAAGAAAAGAAGTACAACTGGGGATTTCTGTTGATAGTAAAATAACAGGATTGAAAGGTGAAGGAACAATTACGGTATTTAAAGTTTATACTCGTGGAAAAAGAATACTTGAAAATTGGATAAAAGGAAAAGATGTAAGAAGTAGAATAGTGACATCTATTAAAGATCCAGATAGCTTGAAAGGGCAAGAAGAGAGAGTGTCGATTGACAACGTTTGGTTTGATTCAATTGAATTGGCAAAATTCACAAGAGGGGAAATTGTGGAAGAAGAGATACCTTTTGGATTTACTCCTAGTGATGTTAAATATGAAAATGTAATAAAATAAGAAAAGGTAGGTATGGAATGAAAAATATAACAGTAGAAATGTTGCTGGAAAATAGCAAAAAAATAGAAAAAAAAGACACAATAAAGGTTAAAGTTGAAGAATTAAGTGGAGCTGTTTTAGAATTAGAAGTATTGAACAGAATGGAAATACTGGATATTTTATCTAGTAATAGTACAGACAAAGACAGTGAATTAATCTATACTGCAGGGAAAATATTTAAAGATGAAAAACTGATTACTGAATTGGGTTGTCAAATGAATCCAATTGAGGTTGTGCCAAAAGTACTAAGCCAATCTACCATAGTAAATATTTCGGAATTACTTATGAAGAAGGCTGGCTGGAATGAAAAATTTACTGTTGAAGAGGTGGTTGAAGAAATAAAAAACTAATTAAGGGCGACTGGAAAGCAAGAACAGTCGCTCACTATTTAAATTGTGGACATAGTTTGCAAAGTCTAAGGGAATTAAGTAATTCAGAGTTGTTGTTTATGTTTTTTATGATTGGAGGTGTAGCAGAGAGTGAGTGAGTATAAGTTAAGTGCTTTACTTGAATTGAAAGATAAGTTTACTAATGTAGCACAAAAGGCTGGAAGTTCATTGGGAACATTGAAAGATAAAGTTGGTGGTGTAACTAATAAAATAAAAAATTCTTTTAGTGGAGTTCAAGGAACATTAGCGACTGTTGGAGTTGGTATTGGAGCAGGTGCAGCAGTTAGTGTATTAAAATCTTCTGTTGAAGCTTATGCGAATTTAGAAGACCAAGTTAGAAGAAATAAGGCTATAATGGGGGCTACAGTACAACAAGAAAAGCAACTTATGCAACAAACAAGAGATTTGGGTAGATCAACTAAATTTACAGCTCAAGAAGTAGCAGAAGCACAAATGTATCAAGCTATGGCTGGTATGAAAACCAATGAAGTGTTAGAAATGACACCAAAACTTTTGAAAATGTCAATTGCGGCTGGAAGTGATTTTGCTCAAACTTCCGATATAGTCACAGATAACTTGACAGCTTTTGGTATGTCGTTAAAAGATTCTGATAGACTTATGGATGTAATGGTTGCAACAAGTAATAATGCAAATACCAATGTACAAATGTTAGGAGAATCTTATAAATATGTTGCAGCAACTTCAAGAAATTTTGAAAGTTTTGAAGATGTAAATATCTTATTGGGAATACTTGCAGATAATGGAATTAAGTCTGGTCAAGCTGGGCGTAATTTAGCAGGGATTTATAGAAGATTGGCTAATCCGTCAAAACAAGTGGGAAATGCTTTAAAAGACTTAAATATTCAACTTTATGATCAGCAAGGACATTTTAGAGGATTAAAAGCATTATCTGATGATTTAAAAGTTGCTACAGCAGGTCTTACTGAGGAAGAAAGAAATAGATATTTGACAATAATTGCTGGTGGAGAAGGTATGAAAATACTAGCATCCATTATGGGGACAACAGAAGAAAACTATAACAAAGTTGCCAATGCTGTAAGAAATTCTAGTGGTGCAACAGATAAATTTGCTAGTGATATGAGTAATACAACGGCTAATAAAATAGCACAATTTAAATCAGCAATAGATGATTTAAAAATATCATTAGGAGAAGCATTTGCCCCAATAGCGACTAGGTGGATGGAAGACTTTATGAAAAGAGTTGAAGAATGGCAAAAAAGTGGAGCATTAGAACCTGATAAGTTAAAAGGACAAGCAGAACAATTAACAAAAGGTGCAGAAATAGGAATGCGAGGAATTATAGGAGCCAAAGGTGCAATTTGGGGAGCTCAATTAGGAACAGCAATTGGTGGACCAGTAGGAACGGCAGTAGGTGCTGCAATTGGTGGAGCTATTGGATATTATACGCCGGAAATAATAAAAGGTTTAATAGAGCCGAAAGACCCAAAAAAAGAAAAAGCAAAACAACAAGCTGTAACCAATGCTTTTGACCCTTCAAAATATGCTTCTCGATATAACTCTAAAGATGGACAATTTCATTATATGGGGTATAGTGATGTTAAAGTACCTTCACTTGCAGAAGCACAAAAAGAAGAAGCGTCGAGAATTGCAAGACAAAAAGAATATGACAGAAGGTCATATGAAGCTTTGCAGAAGGTTGTGCTTGATATAAATGCACTTAAAACAAGGGTAGCACCACAGCAAAATTTAGCACTTACTCAGCAAGATAAGACAGCACAATTAACAAGTGCAATTTCACAACTTGTATCTAAACAACAAAATAATAATCCCTTGCAACCATTTGATCCGAGCGCTATAACTAATGCTATCAACTCTGGATTAAGTCCATTAAATAGTTTGCCAAGTCTTTTGAATACTAGTTTGAGCACAATGCAACCGCCAATACCACAACCAGTATCAATAGAACAAGTTATAAACCATCAGGCTAATGCACAAATAGCTGCACAATTGTCAAATATAACAATAAATGATACAGCAAAAATTGAGAGTATAGCTAGACAGATAGCACAGAATGTTAGTCAAAATACATATAACACTATGATGTCAAATTTACAAGCTCAAATTCAAGCATCGCAATAATTAAGAAAGGAGTTTCAATATGAGATCAATATTTATGTTATTGTACGATACAGAACCGTTTATTTTTGTGATTCCACCGTCGGATTTCAAAATTACGAGCAGTCAAAACAGTGAAGTTGTAAAGATATTAGATGTTGGAGAAGTAGCATTAATAGGAGAAAAAAACATAAAAAAAGTCAATTTTTCTACATTTTTACCTGCTAAAAGATCTAAATTTTTTAATTTTTTACTAAATCCACATTCGCCAATGAGTGGTATAAAAAAATTGG